CCTACTAATCCGTTTGCAACGCCTGTTAAAAATCTTGTAAATTTATTTGCCATAGTAATATTTATGCCACAAAAAAACCCTGGTAAAAACCAGGGTTTTTTGATTAGGCTGTATTAGCCTCCGTTTGCACCTGTTGTGGCATTTCCTAGTTCTGATAATGCTCGTCCAACGCTTGCACCAATACCGCCTACTGTGCTTACTTCTGAAGCACCAGCTGCATACTGCTCGAGATTATCGAATCTAATAGTCAATGTTACAGTAGCCGCTTCATTTGAATCATATGCAAGCTCATTATAGTTTGCATTTTGTACGAAGCAACCATACATATTGAATGTTTCCAAAATGTTCGGATCAAACTGGCCATTGCCGCCATCTAGTATTTCTATTCTAGTTGTAAACTTATAATCAACACCAGATCTTGCTGATGCTTGTTCAACAAAGTCGAACTGCTTCTGTATTTGCTGTCCTACCAGTCTTTGAACAAATCCGCTTGCATCGTCACGCAATGTTAACTGGATAGTTTCTAACTGTTGTCTGCCTGCTAGATATACTCTCGAGTTATAAACAGCCAGTTCCATTTCTTCAAAGTTTACTGTTGGTCTTGTTACATCAGCTACCTGCTTTGTAAGCTCTGTTGCGGCTTCGGCACCAAAACCTAGCAGTGTTACCCTGAAACGATGACGTAGTTTTGGCATAAGCAAAACCTGGTTGCCGCCATCTGTTGGTACTCCGAAGTTGTTAAGTGAAGTAATAGGCATGATTAAATCTCTCCTGTGTTCTGTACACGCAGTGGAATATAAATGAACTCAATTGCCTTGACTGGTTCAATAGCAATGTCTACGTAAAGTTCATTGCGATCTATTCTAGCTGGTGTATTGTTAGTTTCGTCACAGACTACTGCAAAATCAAATATTGCTCGTAATCCAACAAGTTCTAGCAATAAACTTTCAACTGCTTGTTTGATTTCGTCTCTTGTGATCTTGTCATTAGGCTCAAAAACATATGGTCTTGCAAGCCTATCAAGCTGTGTTCTTAGGAACACAACAAGTCGTGCAACGTTGATTCTATCAAGCGCACTTGCATTTCTTGCTCTTGTTTTTTGACCGTAGTTGACCAATCCTACACCGTTGAAGAACGTAATAGGGTTTACTTTAAGGTCATAAAGTGTATCTCTTTGTCCTTCGTTAAGTGCAACAGTCTGGAACTCGCCTGAGTCCGAATCAATGAATCCTACACTTGTAGCATTCGTGATCCCACCGCGTCTTGTTCCTGCTGGAGCAAACCAGGGGAATGCAACGTTATCGCTTAATGCAATCGTTCTCAGCATCATGTGTGATGCAGGAACCACAGCGTTAGCACCACCTAAGTCTGTAGTGAATCCGTTTGGATAAAACACACCTAGGTATTCATCATATGTTACAATGCCGTCATCGTTGTTATCAACCACTAGTAGCTCATTGGTACCCCAACGTGTTAGTGATGTAGCATCTGATGGTAATCTCAATGGAGTGTCACCGACTACAAACGCAGTTAATCCTCTGTCTATATTCAATGCAACCATGTTTTGCATGGCTTCAGGATATCCTGGTGTTGCTATTAGATTAAAGTTACGACGTTCTGTATCTCTAACCTGCTGGTTTGTATCAAGTGTCGATTTGATAGCTTGAACAACTACACTGCGTTGTGCTTGCCTCAAAAATGCACCACTTCCGTCTTCATTGTTTGAAGATGCTGTCACCCAACGATCAGGTGAATACCCGTCTGTTGCTGGATCATTTGGCAATCTTGGATTATCAGTTGTACGATCTATATAGTCAACAGCATAACGCTTCACGTTGCCGCCGCTTCTTCTAAGGTTGTACAGTAACATTCCTTTTGGATAAAGTGCTGGATCGGGTGTATCTGGATCGAGGAAATCACTGGTTAGCAAATCTTGAATAGTATCTGCTTCGCCGAGTCCTGTCGAATCGCCACCTAGTGATTCATCTCTCCAGCGTGCGTCTGCAAATAAAACACCGTCTTCTGTAACCTGATCCGTCTTGTCTACAAGCTGGAACTCTAACAATGCACCGTTGTAACGATAGATTGTTGGGAAGTTCTCTACGTCTATTGTAGATATCCACAAATCTCCATCTACTAGTGGAGTTCCGTCGCTTTGCGTTTCTGGTTCAGTGGCTCTGACCTGTGGACCTGCTGGATCTGTGTCTGGCAGTCCGCCGTCTGAACTTCTATAACCAACCCAAGTTGTTCCGTTATGCAACAATATGTCCGCTTCGTCAATCTCTGGATAGTACCAAAGCTGTCCGTCATTTGGCTTATTAACAGGTGGTTGATTAGAAGCTGCAAAGTTTTCTGTTGCTAACGGCTTCCAGTTACTAGCAAGGTATACCGAAATGCTAGACGAATCGCCTGCGCCTGCTGGAAGTGTATAGAAGTTATTTGTTCCAGTATTAGTGCCTAAGCTGTAAGGTGTAAAGATTGTCAATACATCATCGGATGTTTCAGTAAGTCTTATATCTCCACCCTGCGAGTGTGTGATTGTAAGTTGATTAGCATCGGTCACTGCCGCCACAACATTAGTTAAACCTACTGCATTAATAGCTTGGGCTACAGCAAATGCATCTGATGCTTCACCTAATGCAGTAAAGTTAATATCAACACTTGCACTCAGTGCTGCTGATCCTGCTGATGATTCTTGAATAGTAAATGAATGATCTCCTGCAGGGAATGATGAGTCGTCAATCGCCTCAGACGTAATAACAGTTGCGCCTGTTGTGCTTCTTCTCCAGATCCTGAAGGTAACGGTTTCAGGCGTACTGTCGTACCCTGTATCTTCATTTGAATTTGTTTGTACAAAGAGTGTGTCTATAGGAAGATTCGTGCCGCCGCCCGATCTATCTAAACCAAACAATGCTGAGTGAGTAGTAGGATAAAGTGAAGCCGCATATTCAGTAAATGCGGAAGTATCGCCGTTATACTCTCTTATTCTCCAGCGTGCTCCCGAACCAGGCTCTGTGGTCTTGACCCATACAGATCCAGTTGGTCTTGATTGTGAATCGCCTGACTTCCATTCTGGAACACTGGTGTGTGCCTGTTGTGCAAGCTCAACACCGAAGTAGGTCCCCGCCGCAAACCCTAGTTCATCTAAGTTTGCTTCTGGTCCTGCGATTGTTATTGCATTGCTAGGTGCCTGACTTTCAGTTCCTGCTGAAAACAGTGCAAGTGTGCTGCTGATGTTCTTTGCAGAAACTCCAGGAATGCTTGCGCTGTTGATTAGTGTAACCAAATCATCAAGAGTTTCTGTTCCTACAATATTAATAGTAGATCCGTTGATAACAATACTGCCGGCAGTTAAGGTTGTGATAATCGCTTCAGCTCCGCGCACTGTCGGCCAGCTAGCTCGCCATTCGCTTGTTCCTACAAGCACCCATTCTCCTGCACTTACTCCAACCTGCATATTGCCAGCAGATTTATAGTACAATCTAGCAGTTTCTTTGGCTGCCGCAAAATCAGTGCCTGTTCCTGTTGTTTCAAAAACAATAGCATAGTCACCGATTTGTCCCACGCCGCCTCTTGGTCTACGTCCGTGCCCAGTGATCTGTTCTGCTTCTATACGTGTGTTATCGTCGTCTGTTAAAATCAATGGCACTTTATTAGTAAAGCGTTGTCCGCCAGTTGATGTAATAGGTGCACCATTCCACTCTTGAATACCATAAGCTGTGGCGTCAGTGTCTACCCACCATTGTCCATCATCTGGCTCTGCTCCCGGAGCTGTGGTTGTTCCATCTAGTTGAGCAAGATCAACGTCTGCTCTAACTACAAATACTGAGTTAGATACTCCTAACAAGCTGTAGGCTGAAAGCAACCCGTATTCGTTTCTTTCTGATCCGTGAATAGGTGTGTTGCTTGCCGCTGTTTTCTCGAAAAACGGTACGCCAAACAGGTCCACAAGTTCTTTTTGACTGGTTACCCTATATGCATTAGATACATTAGAAGCTAATGTTCCTTGCGCGATGCCTGTGCCCGCTGCATTTGTTTTATTTTCTGCTGTAGCAACTACAATCAACGGAACTGTACCCGGGGCTGCCGGGGTGTAAAAACTTTCGTCGATTACCGTAACTTCTACGCCTGGTGAATTTAGTGCCATTCCCACATCTCCTGGTAATAGTGTTTTGTAGTAGTATTTATGACCTTGAACAAAAAATGCCCGTTATACAACAGTTTAAAAGGGACGAAAAAGGTGCGGTTAGTTAAATACGCATATGCGACCACTGTGCAAATGTGGGGTTAGACCCTGCGCTGTAAACTACAAGAAGCAAGGAAAAACTTTTTACAGGAGTCTCTGTGAAGCCTGTCTTAAACACGGTGTTAATCACGGAGTACCTAGGTGGTATCGTGCTGGGTACAGAATGAACACCCAATGCGATAAATGCGGATTCAAATCAAAATACAAGGATGTGTTTAGAGTATTTCACATCGATGGGAATCTCGATAACTGTAGGCGCAACAACCTAAAAACAGTATGTGCCAACTGTAGAATAGAGTTAGCACATCAAAGCACAACTTGGAAACAGGGCGATTTAATCGCTGACTTTTAGCAGTCCGTCCACTTTTGACTCGAGGCTATCTAGAGTTTCGTCGTTATGAATAACATAGTCAAACTGTGTGTTCACCCAAGCCCACTCTGAAGGATGGATGTTTAGATATTGAAGTTCATCTTGTGCTTCCTGCATACCATTGCTTGCATCCATAGCAATATCATACCAGGCAGGGAGATCGCCGCGCTGTACCCAGATAACCTTACCGCCGTTGTTCTTGATACTGGCGATCTCGTTAGGGAATCGACAGTCACTGATTACAATGTCTGTCTGTGCAGATTGCAGTTTTCTTTCCAGGCTAGCAATCCAGATATCGTCGTGAAAGGTCTTACGGGCAACATCAGTTCCCCAATACTGTAAAATCCATCTTGGTGTAAGTGTGGGCATATTCAATCTGTCAGCCCACCACGTATCAACGGATTCTCGCCATTCCCTGGCGGCTGGAGTATTGCCTTCCAGCATCTCACGATTCCAACCGAATACCGCTGACACAGCATCCTTTAGTGTTGATGCGTAGCTTTCTCTTGTGAAACCGTGTTTGTTAACCAATAGTCCAGCAACCGTGTCTTTACCACAGCCGATGAAACCGCAAATACCGATGATCATTTATTCTCCTTATTGTGTTATTATAAGGAGTTATGTAAGGAATGTCAACTGAGTTTTTTGTTTAACTGACGCATTAGTTTAGCGTAAGGATTAACTCTTTTTGTGAATCGTGCACGTCTGGCCTGCCTTGCGCCTGTGCGTTTGCGTGTGACCCGCATCTTTGCAGCTTTTGCTGGGTTTGGTGCCGCATAGCAATCACTGGGCTTGCTTACGATCCTACCTTTGCGTGGACCTGCTGGACATCTAAAGCGCAGCTTTGCGCCGCCTTTTTTTGATTTCTTCCAAGCACGAACAGCTTCTTCTAGTGCTTCGTCTATAAACTCGTCTGCTCTCATTATCCTATTACCCAGCTGTAGCCTTGTCCGCCCGCAACTTGTGTTGTGAGCTCAATTGTTAGTCTGTCTATGTCGCCTTGGGCTTCTGCTTTCAGGCTTGCGCCATTCAATGCTGTTCCGCCCTGAGGACCTGCGATGCTAGCAAACTTTTCTCTTGCTTGTCCAAGCATATATTTGCAGTTTGCTAGAGTATAATCTTTGATCCACTGCTTTGCAT